TTATTCCATCTGGCGTTGATAGTTTGTGTCACATAGTTTTGTCTGCCTTCTCTATCGTTAGGAAAAAGTTTATTAGCTTCTTCGACTATCTCTTCAACTTCTTGCTGTATTTGTAATTCATGTGTGTTATATACAGAATCTTTGTTGTAATCTTCTGTTCTGCCGTCTGCATATTCATTATGCAAAGTTTTAATTTGGTCAATACCAACTTTAACTAAACTTTTATTAGTTGAACTTTGAAATTTATTAACTCTTTCAAGTACTGGAGTTAAGTCCTTTGTTGCTTTATTTATTGGATAGCTTGACTCAAACATAGTAACTCTGTCATTAAAATCTTCCACTAAGCTGTCATCACCAGCAGCAATCTTATGACTCATTTTGATTAAAACAGATAACTCCTCTTCGTAATCACTAGCTAATAAATTATTTTCTACGTTTGTTATGGATTTGTTGTAAGCCTGATTTATATAGTCAAGCATTTTTGGATTATCTTTGTATTTTTCTGTTAGTTCTTGCTTTCTTGTTTTTAATGCAGTTATATACCCTGCAACATGCTCATTACCATAAGCACTATCAAGCTGGCCATCTATAATAAGCTCCATAAAACTTTTGCCATTTTGAGTTTTGTCAGTAAGAACGCTACCAAATTCTGTTTCAAAGGCAGCAATAGTACCCAATTCTATTTTGTCTTTAGTATCTAGTTGTTTTTTTATAGTATTTCCAATGATTATATTTAGCTGATCTTTACCTCCTATCTGTTCAACTAGCATTTGTTTTTTGTTTATCTTGCCATCTTTTTTAAATCTGCCATTTTGTGGGCCCATCATTAATGGATGAACTGCATTTTCTGTGTTTAAATCTTTTCCTAAAAATATTTCGTTAACTATATCTTCTACGTTTGCGTCAGGGTTATCTCCTAAATAAAATTCTAATTTAGATACTATAGTTTTGACGAAAGCTAGTTTTTCTTCTTTAGTAAATAAATGAGTATTATTTATAAATTCTAAAGTTTCTTGCATTTCAGTATTGAAAGCAGCGACAGAAAATCCATTTTCAGCATTAATAAGCAAAGGTATTTTTTCGTCTAATAAATTATTGCTACTTATTAATATTTTGTTTTTAGTAAGGTCTGCATATGCTCCTTCTTGTTTGTATCTATCCTGTGCAAGTATGTTTGAAATTGTGCCAGATACATTGTTATGTTCAAAGGTACTTAAATCTACTCCACCATATACATACTTATTAAAAGCCTCAACATATCTAGGGTCTGAAGGGTCTAGTTCAGATACTCTTATTTCTTTAAGTTCTGCATTTTGATCTGTAATTCCACCTTCTAAATTAGTATCAGGAACCATTATGTCCTTCTTTGCATAAGTCCAGTTATAGGCTCTGTTTAAAACAATATTTTTATTTGTAGTTGATAATAAAACACTTTTAAAATTTCTATTATTAGTTATCTGGTTCTTTAGTTTTTGTAAATCTAAAATCTCATTTTTATCATCATCTGTTTTTACTTCTTTATTTGTTAATGCCTCTATTCTTAAATCAATTTTACTTATATAGCCATTCAAATCTTTTACTGGCTGTGTAGGGTCGCCAAATTCAGTAAATACTGAAAATGCTTGATTCTCATATTTTTTTAAATCTGCGTCTATTTTTTTAGAATAAGCACTACCAAAATTTGTAACAGTCTGAGCAAAGGTAGATAACGCACTTGCATAGTTGCCAGCATCTTCTGGAGTAGCATTTTCTATAACTCCCCTCATGCTTGGTAATTCAAGCTGGGGTATCTTTGTTAATGCAGCTGGTGTTACAGCTGTTTCTCCAAACCATCTAGCGTTAGTAAGTTTAGGTTCTTCTATTTTTGTACTACCAACAACTGGTGGTACATTGACACCATCTAATGATATTTGTTTAGCAACACCGCCTCCCCCTTTTTTCTTAGGGTCTTCGTTTTTTCCAAGACTTAAACCTTTAGTTGATACTGCCATTTACGTTTTTCTTAAACTCCAATCTTTCATGCCAGCAGCATTTAGCTGGCCATAAGTACTAAAGCCACCAACAACAGAACTGGCCATGCCCAGAGCGTATGGCCCAAAACTAGGCTTCGGTATTTTAAGCGGTTTAACAGGGTCGAGATACGTTTTCTTCAAATACGTTGCAGTCTGGCCTCGCCTACTTGCCCGATTTGCCTGTGCATCAAGTCGCTGTGATTGAGTGCCTTGTAAGCTAAACGCAGTATTTCGATTCGTAATAAAGTCTGCTGCTGCTTGTGTGCGTTTTATATCCGCAATCAAAGTCCATGCGTTTGTTCCTAGTCCTCTTAATGCTGCAACTTCTCCTCTCTTTTCTAAATATGACCGACCCCTTGCAGTTTTTTCTTGTGCTGCTTGTTCTTGCTGCTGCATCTGATTCATAGTGATTCTGGTGCTATCCCTTTCATATTGCAAATCTGCTAAATAATTTGCATGCTGAATAGCATCATCATTCATTTGTTTCTTTACATTCTCAGTCATCCGATTGGACTGAGCCTGTAACATGTTGCTTTGATATTGTAAATTTTGTTGAGCGTTCTGATATGCAACATTTGTCTTGGCTTGTTGGTATTGCATATAGCTACCAGCTACGCCTAAGACTCCTGAGATAACAGCTATAGGAATTGCACCGCACATAGTTAGTTCTTTACAAATTCGTAAAAAGTTCGACCTTCTGCTCCAAATGTAGCGTGTTTCTTGATGATTGAGAAACCCATCCACTTAATCCATTTTATATGAGTTTCGTTTCTTGCATCAACATAGTTGTATAACAATGGATAATTGCAATGAAATTTTTGTAATTCTATAGGTGAGCAACGTAAAAAGGCTCTTACGTCTTTATAATCAGTTGTCATAGATTTATGTCCTAACATCCATATTCTTCCAACTTTAGGAGAGCAAGGCACGACTCCATACATACCCATAATATTGCCTTTTCTTCCCACCATAGTCATGCAAGGTTTACTGGCAAAAAAACAATAAAACAATGCTTCTTGCGGTGAAGAACCAGAATAAGCTAAAACTTCTTCTTTATCTTCTTGTCGCATATTTGCAGCGACAATAGTTACGTCAGACAATATTGACTTTCGCCAATGAAATTTGCCTATAGTCGTCTTGCTCTGGTGTGTAGCCATCCTTCCCACTCTGATGATTGAATACGACAGGGTAGTGGACTATCGCTTAAGATTTCGACCTTGGTGTCATTGTTATGTGCCATTACTGGTACTTTAAATTTACCAGTTAAAAATGGTGCTTGACCTAACGCTGGAGGGTTTTGACCAACAATAAATCCATTATACGGATAAGTAAAAGCATTTCTACCTCTTGGAGTAACTCTTATTTTAAAAGCAGACGTATCATCAAAAACAAATGTCCAAGTTCTTATTTGTAGTCTTGGCCCTGCAACTACGGCCACACCACCACCAGTTGGCTGTTCTTTTAAATATGGCGTACTAAACTCATAAAGCATGTCATATCTTTCTCCTATAAAAAATTTTGCGTTTGATAAATCACCTAATACAGTCATAGTTCCATTACCAGTAAATCCAGATTGCGTAGCTCCAGATAAAGTTTCTGCACTTGGAACTGTTACTTGACCATGTTGTATTGTATTACCAGCAACATCCCTACCAACAACAACTTGTATTCCAGCTGTGGCAGTTGGATAAGGCAAAGAAATAATTGACTGAACACCAGCACCACCTTGGTTAATTACATTAATATGGCACTTAGTTTCATCTATTTTTCTATCTAATAGTATTTCTAAATTACTACCTTCATCTACTGATTCTGGTCGTAAAGAGCATTTTTCTAAGTAAACACCATCTGCATATTGAATTACAAAAAATACATCACTATCTATAATTGATGCACCAAGTACTTGCTTGTCTCCTTTTACTTCCCAATACGACCAAGATGATTGAAGTTTTTGATCTTCTTCATAAAAGAACTTATAAAAGTAAATACGTTTAGGCTGGTCTTTACTAATAGCTACAACTGTTTCTTCTGATGCTGAACTAACCATACTAACTATATTTCTTGGAATATACCTTGGAACAGCTGACGATACTTCTTCTGATACTGGAACTGATGCTGTTACATCTGGAAGATAAAAGTCACGCAAACCGCTAAACTCTCCTTTAGGTATAGAGAAATAAACAGTTCGACCAACTGATATAGGGTCAACTGTTGGCTCAGTTTCATATGTCGTAATAGCTGTTATTGTTGCAGTCTTAGGAGTTAACGCACCACCAATAGTTGAAGCACCAGCGTCTAGTCTAAACTGACCATGCCGACTAAATAGCAATAGTGTATTTGCAAAGGCCAAGCTAGAAGTTAAGAAATGTATTTCTGTTCCACCAGTAACAAGATCAATAGGGTCACTATCTACAATCGTTTGTACTGTTTCTGGAAAAA